CTAGCTGCTGCTTAGCCTGAATCATCATCTCGATCTTCCTTCTCTCTTTATCTTTCTCTGAGGAAGAGAGGGGGTCAATAGCCTCCAGGTTTGGGTATGGGGATAAAGACAGGATCTTGTTTACTACAATCCTAACAAACTTAGGTAAGATAGGTACTGGGGTGAAGTCAATATTAAGCATACTCCCATCCCCGTTATTCGGATCTAATGAAGTAAGAAGAGACTTATAAATAGCTGTATCTTGAGTTCCGTTAGCGTAGCGGCGATTTCTTTCGAACGTCTTCTTCCTGTTACCGAAGATAGAGTTCTGTTGATCCATCTTACCCCACTGCTTGTATACAGCCTTGGCATAACTAAGGCCGTAAGCCCTGCTTTGCTTTTGCTCAGATGAGGCCAGCGGGTCTGGGAAGCTAGATTTTTTGTTGTTACTGTGCATCTGCAATGAGTAGAGTTCTTATAACTCAATGCAAATATAGTAAAACTAGAAGTGCCAAGCTTTCGGCTTGTGAGTCCTGAAAAACTTCTTGTCGTTAAAGTTAGAAACAGGCCTTTCTTTCTTCTTTGATTTCTGAGCACCAAGGAGTGCTAGACCAGAACTAATAGTAAGGTCAAACTTAGTACGCTTGTCTATCTTGTAAGCAATCCAGTCCTCCAGAGTTCGGTTGAAGTACATATTCCCAAACTCCTCAGTCTCAGCCTTTATGCCTACATGATCGTGTATGTAAGCCTCAATAGCCTGGGCATGAGACTGTATCACATCCTGCGAGTTAGACGGGATACCTTTAGTCCTTACGTTTACCGAGGAGTTGCCCGTCTTTAAGAAGTCAGGTCGGTCCATTAAGTATCCGTCGTAACCCCTTGATTCAAAGTACCTTACGATACCGTACTTATTGTTCTCTACAAGTAAAGGATACCCGTAAAAGAAAGCACACATCAAAACATCCTCATAGAAGATGCTGGCTAGGTCTGGGCGAGAAGCGTACTCCACTACGAACATATTGGAAGGTACATCCATGTTGAACTTATTGTACATATGTAGAGCCCCTTTAGAGCCCCGTCCGTCCACTGTAGCGTCTAAGTCATATGAGTCAACCCCTCCAACGCCGATATGACCGTTAGGGGCCGTCCTTTTGCCTCGCTCGTCACTCTTCTGATTCCTCAGATGATCGGGGGGCATCCAGGACACCCTAAACCTACCGTTTGGGTCTGGGGAGAACACAACCTCTTCGTCTTTCTTCCTCCATATGAAGTTACCTCTTACCACGGGGTTAGGGAACATATCCTCATTGAACTCTATCTGCTGGTAGATCTTACCTATATTAAATAGACTACCCTCGATACTATCTCTAAAGGCCTCGTCCTCTGTAAAGGGGAACTGCCTAATTATTTCATTCAGCTCAGAAGGGTCGTTCTTAAATGAACTACGCTCGTTCTTGAGGTAAGTCTTACTGCCTTGATCGACAACCTCCCCATCTATACCTTGTATGTGTGTGCTTTGTGATGGGTCCTCGACAACAGCATTACCATACACATCAAAGAATCCTTCCAGCGCGTCATAGGCTGGGATAAATATTCTGTATAGTCCAGACCTGGTTCGTCCGTTCTGATTTCTTTCGTTTGGATCGGAGTCAGCCCACAGCTCTCTATACTCGTCGCCGCCTTTATTCATAGGGTTTACTGTACTTCCCACCAGGGCTTTACCCACTACTCTTTTACCTACAATTAAGCAAGTGCGCTCAATCCTCCAGGCCTCCCTTATATCAGTAGGCTTCTCCCACTTGCCAGCCTCGTCGAGGTATAACATATGTAGCTTCTCACCGTCATATGCGTTATTAGTGGTGTTCTTCCAGTTGATTACCGTATTGAGAGCGTCGCCAATCTGAGAAGTCTTGTTGTTCTTCGTAATACGCTTAGAAGGCTCACGAAATGCCAGCTCCATACGAGGGTTTGTAGTTCCGTCCTGGATGGGCTTGAAGAAGAATGGGTAGCTGCGAAATATCGCAACCACCTTCTTCATGAATATGTTTTCCTGTGAGTCTTTACCAGTCTTCGACTGTATGCCAAGAAGCTTCTCTTTAACTTGACTAGCTTCGTCCACCAGGACAGAAGAGCATACATTAGTGTAGCCAGAACGACGGCACTTAGTATAAAGCTGACCGAAACAACGAGGATCAGCTTCACAAGCAGCCATGTGGGTAAAGATGTCTTTTTGGAAAGCAAGGTATGATGGGTATCCGATATCAATTTTAGACCATTGTAGAAACATATAGTGTCTCCCTGTAATATACGTAGGGATCCCATTATTGTAAAACCATACACCGTCACGCCTACGCTGAAACTCTTGTTCGATGTAAGAACGAAACTTGTTCCGAAACTCGGCAGGTTTTTCGAACCACTCATCCATACTGCGTATCCTACGCATCTCCTCTGGCATAGGGATGCGCTTCCACATTTGCAGCTTCTTTGGCTGGTCATGGAAGAGAATTTCCGATTTGCGCGGTTTCTTCGGTAGTACCACGAGTATCCCGTGGAGCTCGATAGTTTCTCCTTCTGTACCGTTAGGGTCGATCTTAATCCCCTTAGCTTCATAGCCTTTTATGTCGATTAAATTGGACATCAGTAGCTCTGTCCATGTGAGTTCATTCTACCCAGCGAAGGTACACCTTCCTTGGGGTTTTTAATTTCCATTTGTTCGCCACATTCGCATTGTCCTTCAGGATAGTAAATACTACCATCCTTGAACTTCATAGTAAGGCTTCTTACAGATTTCTCTGCTTTACATTTCTCGCAAATAAGATCAGGCATGCTGTTTAATTTAATTGGTACCCCCGCTAGGACTCGAACCTAGGACCCACAGCTTAGAAGGCTGTTGCTCTATCCAGCTGAGCTACGAGGGCGTATAGTTAACTTCTAGGTGACCGCTTGTAACTGTTTGATTATCAAAGTCATAGTCATCCCAATAGACAAGTCCGCTTGGGCTATTTTGAGAATCTTTCTGCGAATCCTCCTGAGTAGTCTTTGTCTTTTTCGATTTCTCCATTGTCATTTAGTTCTTTAACCATTTGTTCTAGCCTCTGGCGCTCCACCAAAAGCTCTTTACAGTCAATAGCAGTTTGCTTTATGGATTGGAGCTCGGCCTTACGCGCAGATCCCCCCGCCTCAGGATCGACAGGCTTCTTCACCTCTTCGATCATATTGTTAATAGCCACCTCCATGCTCTGCATGAGTCTCCTGGCGGCGCTTACGGTAGTGAATTTAGACTTCGACATACAGTAGATCTTCTGCGCGGGTTCGGTAATACTCCTTGCCCTCAATGTTAACTCTATAATCCATGTTCTTTCGAAATCCTACTATGTCGCCCGCTTTAGCTCCTATCTCATTAATCCAAGGAGCCTCAAACGCGACACGACCTTTTGTGACAGGGACCTCTGATAGTTTAACCAATTCGATAGTGTCCGACTCCTGAACCTCCTCTTCTTCGACTGGCTCAAGAAGGCTCCAGCCCGCAAGAGGGCGTATATCGCCAGTGTGCTGATTTTTATAAGCAATAGCCTGATTATTAATAGTGTGCTCTGGATCAAAGCGAACAGTATAGTGATTAGGCTCTCCAGTAAGTGTCTGACCTTCGTTAAGCACCACGAGGTGATGGAAATAAAGAGTGTCCCCAACTTCAACCCCTGTATCGTGTTTAAAAGGCGCCGCAACAACGGGGCCTTCTTGGATTCTGTTTTCAAATTCGTTAAATTTAGTGTCTATAAAAAGCTCAAGACCTCCAGGGGTCGTGATCTTGTCATCAAGCTGTTTGTCTAGCTTGACGATAAATAAGTCGAATGTCCTCATCAATTAAAAATTCAAGTCAAACTCAAGCATACACGGCATCTCGTCTATGGATTTCCATAGCAGGGTGCCTTCATCGCTCTCAATATATACAAGATATCTCTTCTTGCCAAACTTATGCAGGTGATGGTCGTCTTCTAGTATAGCAGACACAACGCCTCGTCCAGCTTTCATGCCGATGTAGTAGGCCATGCCGTCTTTCGGTTCCTTGCCGACGACAATCTTTCTAATAAGTCCTTCCATATTAGTTTAGGGATATGCCCAAATCACCAAGGAGGTCGTCTAATGAATCATCTTCTTGATAAGCGCTATCCATAACTTGCTTTAATGTATCTAGCTCCTCTCTATTTTCGAGGTTAAAGCTGTACATAGTTTTCATCTCCGCGCTTTCATCACCATCTTGAACAGCATCAAAGTCTATGACTCCGACTACTATAGAAGCTAGGGTGCGATCTTTCATTTCGAACTCGTCGATTGTCTCCTCCATTTTCTTGACGAGGGAATACATTTCGGCAAAGAAGAGGGTGTCTTTCGGGTTCATGATGTAAATTTGTTTAAGTCAAATATACGACACAATACACATGCCTAAGTCAACCGTTAAAAAGACAAGGCTGTTTCGAGAGGTTTCGAAGCTACCAGAGAAGTACGTAAAGAACAATTACTTAAAGAACCTTCGAAGCGCCACAGATGAGTTTCTAGAAAGCAACCCAGATCTAACCAGGTCGTATCTACAGCTGATGCTGTTCTTATATGATTTAGAGTTCTTTACTATATCGTGGGTGGCAGAGAACTACGGGATGTACAAGAAGAACCTAGCTGACAGGATGATATACCCGCTTGTGTCTAGTGGCTATCTATATAAACACTTTGATAAGCTTACCCCGTCTCAGACACTAGAGGATCACTTGTTTCGTGATGAAACTAAATTCAACTACAGGGTTCGCTATGCAATGACGCAGAAAGGTAGGTTAGCGGTACAGAGGTTCTATAACTCTCTTTAAGAGCCTACTGTGGTTTCTCTTGTGTATATTTTTATGTCCGAAACGTAAACTATATCGCCAGGAGCTGTCTGGTCGTTGGAACTAAGACCGAAGCCAAAGTAAGTGCTTGAAGTGTCAGCGCCGCCACTTCTGGTTCGTAGTCCAAAATCGGCACTAAAATCCTGGTCAGTACCATACAAAACTTTTTTCCATGAGCCTACATCAGAGGACTCATATTCTGAAACGATGCTGTTGGTCGTGGAAGAAGATGTAAATGATCGCGATACGCCCTGACCATACTGAAATGGGCCGAGGGTTTCTATATGAGAGTTAGCGGAGGGAATAAAAACATACATCTCAACAGCATAGCTCTTGTAGTAAAGGTTACCGTTCTCGTGAGTAAATACAGTTTCTAGTTCGGTGTTAGGGCTATGAGCATAGTGGTAGCCAAAACTCCCAGTATTAGAGACCTGTACCTTCATAACGTTCTGCCTAGTTACCCCATTTTCATCGGTTATAGATGCAATACGAGATATATTAGAAAGTACACCGCCGACAGAGCTCGATACAAAATCGTAAGTTCCATTGGTAGAATTGAACTCAAAGTCGTAAAGTGGTGTAGTTCCATAACTGCTATGGAAAGGAGACCCAGCAGCAACTGGAATTTCTGCTGAAGTAAAGGTCTTAATAGATCCTACGGCTTTTCCTCGTGAGTTTTTAGCGTATGCCCTGTAGCTGTAATCAGTAAGGCTTTCGAGATAAGACACATCTGCTGTAATAGTACCTGAACTGTCAGTACCTATTACCTCACTGAAACCAGCCTCATTAACCCCAAAATCAATTCCCACTTCAGTTACATCTGATCCAGTATAAGATCCACTTAGGGTTGCTGCTCCCGACGAAGAAGCTGTTGGAGTGTCCGCTGTCGTAACTACAGCCAAAGCTATGGTGGGGGTAGCATCCTCTACATTCAGTGCTCCCGTTTTGTTTGCTCCTAATCCTAACATGGAGCAAAGATAGTTAAATCACTTTATAGTAAACTCCCTTGCTGTCTCGGTAGGCTCTCTTGAGTTGTTTTCTGTTCTTCCCTCCTTCTTTAAATGATACGTGTACCCAGGCAGGGTTCTCATCATCCCCGAACTCCCAGATCATCTGATCCCATTCGAGGTTTTTCTTTATAAAATCGAATATCTCCGAGTTAGTTACCTTCCCATACATATCGGCGTCTATATCAATAGCCTCACCGATCATATGCTGAGAGTATTTACTCCCCCCTATCGCCTTGTTTAGTTCCTTTGATCTAAATCCAGAGCTGATTCCGATGGGGACACCGAAGTGATCACGCACTGGCTGGAAGATATGGTCCGCTACGGCCTGTAGGTTATGTACGGTCCACTTATCTGGGGTGTTATCTATCCCCCTTCGCGTCGCGGTGTTTGACTTCAACACCTCTTTTAGCGTTAGATTTTTGCTTAACCTCATTGAATTTATTTTTCTCTGCAATATACGCAGGGTTAATCCGCTTAAGCCTCGGATTGAAGTAGTTTTTACTACCCACTACCTGTTAGAATAAACCCTATAAAAGGTTTTCTTCGTTTTCGGGTCTGTAATAGCAACTAACTTGTGTTTAGCCTTACCAGTAGTTGGACCCAGTTTGTCTGTCATGACGCGAGACTTCCTCCTGGCTAATGCAATAGCTTCTTTAGCCGTCTTAGCTTCAGTCGTCCACCCAGAATAACTATTAAGTTTCTTCTTAGGGTCTGTTACTTTTCTCATTGTCTTTTGTATGGTCTCATTCTCCCGCTTGGAGTCTGCCCCATGCCCTTATAGTCACTTAGCTTTTCCATAAGGTCCTCCATTCGTGAGGCGCCTTGTCCGCCTTGAGCTTCTCTAGCCACCTTTCTGCTGTCGTCTCTCATCATTTCACTCTCCATCTCTCCAGCATCTAGTGAATAGGTTCCGTCTCCCAGTGGGAAGATCCTGTAATCCAGATCTTCAATCAAGCCCTCCCTGTTAGGATTGCCATAGCTTTCCCAATCTCCGAACACAGGTACGACCTTTCCGTCAGGTAGCTCCATTGAAACGTACTGTTGCCCAGAATCAGGAATTGTTTTAATAGACCCCACAGCGTTTTGTCCTGCAATCTTAATGCTGTATCCATCGCCCTTTACTTCGCCGCCCTGCTCAAACTTACCAGAATTAACTCCTCTGCCTTTAAGAATGTCAGCCATAGTGACTTTTCCGTCACCAGTTAGATCTGGAAACTTACCACCCGCTTTATATTTGTTTCCGTACTGGCTCTTCTTGTAGTCAGAAAGCTTTTCTAGCAGGTCCTCAATTCTAGAAGCGCCTTGACCACCTTTGACTTTATCGGCTAATTTATTTTCATCGCTAAACGATTCTTTACCAACCCTTCCGCCTTGCTCATAGCTGGCACGTCTACCTTGAGATCGTTCACCCTCTACATACCTCATCGTTTTATAAGTACGCTTGTTCGATTCGTCTCCCGCAGAACGAGAAGCGCCTGGTCTGCTCTGACCTGCGCGTTGAAGACTTCTTCCCCTCTCGTTATCACCAAACTGTTGCATAATGCTCATTGGTGCCTTTCTCTTAAGTTTCTTTGGTGTTGGCATGACACAAATATACTACTTTTTAGATTTGATATATCTCTTGATCTCCTTACGAGTCTGTATGTAGTTGTTCTTAATTCGCTTTCTGTCTGACCTCATATCCTTCATAGCTTCTTTTGCTCCAGGATCTTTATCTTTCTTTAATTGCTTGGCAACAAACTTGCGTCTTTCTACGGCGTGGCGAGCAAGCTGTCGTGCTTTTCTTCTTATAGGCTTCATACTGCAAATATAATGAAGACAGTTTTTGCGCCTTTACAACTTAATTAGTTTGATTGACGCTCCGTAGCTACTGTTTTATTACTTACTTAAGTAATCCTAAAGACAGCCTCGTAGGTTTAAAACATCCTATGAAGCTTTATCGCTGTGAAGCTTTGGCGAAGTTACAACTTTTTTCTTAGAAAGTCAAGTCAGTAAAATGCTTTAATGAAACCCTATAAGTATCTAAGCTACAGCCTATTAACCAGTATAGAGAGGTGGTTTGTGGATAACTCCGTGCATAAGCCACCGCAAGAAGCGGCGAAAAAAGGAGATCGCCAAAAAATTTCTGTGTAATACAGAGTTTGGGGATTCTTTTATACGTATGAACATTGTGTCCTCGAACCCGAAATCAACCTCGCAAACCCCGTAGGCATAATGCAAGGGGGTTTTAGCCAGAACTTTTAGCCTTTAGGCTAACCAGATTAGTGGCTAACTTCAAGGAAGTTAAGAGTTGATTGTAGTTAACTAACTACTAATCAAAGGGATAAGACCGATTGGTTAGAAACAGCTTGAAGCTAAACTACTCCGTAGTTCAAGAGGAACCGCTGTCAATCCTCCCCCTAACCTCTTAGGTTAGATAACAACCTTCATGAATGAAGGTTAACTATCTCTTCAAGAAGAGATGCTCAAGAGGCTGAAAATGAGGGCTTTCCTCCAACGCATTGAATCCCTTAAGGGATCGTTGTTGGTAGTCAACGTAGGAGTATTAGCTAGCTAATACCGTTGTTGAATGGAGTAGAGATAGAGTATATG